TTTGCTGAGCTTCCTCCAAATGTACAGAATCAACTGCTTGACGCGCTTTCAAAGCAAGTACAATTCGAGCTCGGTTTTCACTATGTGAACGGTGAGGCAGGTAGTGACGACGATCACTTGTTTAATGGCATTTTGACGCAAGCTGTCAAGGATACGGATGTCGTCGTGGTCAAGACAGACGCAACGAAGATGCTCGAACGTTTGGCTGCAATTCGCCAGTCTATTCCTGTTGCCATTCGGGAGAACCCGAATTTACGCATCCTGATGAGCGTAAACGACTTCGATAAGTACGACGAAGAGCTGACCTCGCGTGAGAACAAGAATCGTGATGAGACTACGCGAAATATCAAGCGATACAAGGACATTCAGATAGAGACACTCGCTGCTTGGCCGGATGACCTTATCGTAGTGACGCTTTGCAGTCCGGACGCGATGACGTCTAACCTGTTTGCAGCCGTGAACCTGCAAGACGATGAGCATGTCATCAAGATTGACCGCGTAAGCAACATGAGCTCATTATACTTCTTCAAGATGCTGATGAAAGCGGACACCAATATCGCATTTGGTGAAGAGTTCATCGTGCTCGACAAGCGCAAGACGCCGAAGTTTCTTCCTCGCGGGTAAAAAAGTACAAACATTACATAACTATTTAAAACGATAAAAAATGGGAAAGAAGACAGAAGAAAAAGAGGGAAAGGTAACCATCAAGGTAACAGAAGATTTCCTCGACAAGTTTGACAACACTGTCCGCTACGATGTTGGCAACGTGCTGGAGTTTGATGCGGCTCGCGCTGAGGACGTCGTGAATCGTGGCCTTGCAGAGTATGTAGAACCTGAGCTGCCACAAGGCTAATGAGCAATCCTATGAAATTCCTTGTAATCCACTGCACCGCTACGCCGGAAGGCCGTGAGGTAAGCTCTTCGGAGATACGCCATTGGCACACCGACCCGGTAAGTAAGGGAGGGCGTGGTTGGCAGCAGGTGGGTTACACGGATATGATTCATTTAGATGGCCGCGTGGAGCGTTTGGTGGACAACAACGAGGATGCTCAGGTCGATCCGTGGGAGATGACCAATGGCGCAGCGGGTTTCAACAGCCTGAGTCGGCACATCGTGTATGTAGGCGGCTGCGACAAAGCCATGCATCCGAAGGATACCCGCACGGCCGCGCAATGTGAGTCCCTGAAGCGGTATGTGGTGGACTTCCATCATCGTTTTCCTCAGGTGCGCATTGTCGGTCATCATGAATTGAACCCCGGCAAATCCTGTCCGAGTTTTGATGTGCAGAAGTGGCTGCGCGGCCTCGGCATCAGGCAGTAATGTGAAAAGTAAAAGCGGAATGGAACTCAGTGGAATTATCAATCTGTTGCTGGGTGGCGGCTTGATGGCGACGATAGCGGCCATCATCACATTGCGATCGACAGTCCGTAAAGCCAAGGCCGAAGCCGAGAAAGCTTTGGCCGAAGCCGAAGCGGTTCGGATTGATAATACCGAGAAGGCCACCCGTGTACTAATCGAAAATATCGTAGAACCTTTAAGAGAAGAATTGAATGAAACGCGAAAGGAAATTGTTGCGAATCGTCGCGAGACGGCTCGGTTGCGTAAGGCGATCGACAGTGCCAATAGTTGTCGCTATAGCGATAGCTGCCCTGTTCTTGAGCGGATGCGCATCGACTCGAAAGAGCGTAAACACGGAGATGTCGGTGAGCCACGCTGCAAGCCGCCTCGATGTGGACAGCACGGTGAGCGTCGTCGAAAGCTGGCAAACGCCCGTGACAGTGCCGATGTCATCAGTGAGCTTGACGCTGCCCCTGGACAGTCTTCGAATGCTGCCGCAAGGAGCGGGCTACACCGCGAAGAAGGGGCGAGCGAACGTGAAGGTGACGAGGAAAGCACCGACCAAGACGGAGCCAGAGCAAATAATCATTGAGGCAAACTGTGACAGTCTGCAATTAGTCTGTGCAAGATATTCAAAGACTATCAGCATGCTGAAGCGGCAACTTCAATCGGCACAGAACTCTAATAAAATGCTGAAAGAAGAGGCAAAGGAAAGTTCTGGAAACACTTTCCTCATGAGGCTCAAGTATTTTTGTGCCGGGCTTCTGTCCGGACTAATCGGAATAGTATTCACTTTTATAAAACTGAGAAAATGAGTAAGAACAAGAATTTTATCTACGGCATTGCAGCCGTGAAGTTCGGTGAGTTTGTTATAGGCTACATCGAAAAGAACAGCTGGGACTGGGGTGGTACAAAGCCTGAGAGCACAGATGTGGAAGCTGAGCAAGTGCCCGATGCACCAGTGCTGACGCTGTTGCAAAAAAACGCTACGGTAAGTCCAACGTTCAACTTGATTCAGCTTAATTACGAAAACTTGAAGGCTGTGTTAGGTGGTACTTTGGTAGAGACTGGCAGTGATGGCAACAAGAAGGTTACAGGCTGGAAGGCACCGACCTCACTTGTGGATCTGAGTGGTAAGTGGACCATCGTCTTCGTGAGCGGTCAGACCATGACCATTCCCAATGGCACCATCCTGGCCAATCTTGGCGGCAAGCTGACGCTGACCGAAGTTTCGAAGGTAGAATGCCAGCTAAAGGTGAACAAGCCTCTTGAAGGTGGCGCTCCCTATGGAATTGATGATACATTAGGTGAAGGCTGATGGAAGAAGATGTGATTAGACAGATACAGCGAGAGGGTGCTGAAGCCTTGCTTGATGCTGGGATCAGCGTGCCTCTGAAGGCTGTGCGCATTCCCTTCAGGAAGCGCCCCTTTCAGCTGCGTGTGACTATGAAGCGTCCCTGTATGTCCGGGCAGCTAAAGATTGCCCGGACCTATCTTTCTATGAACGTAACGAGCGATCAGATGTGGAAATTCACGAAAGAGGAGGAGTTTGAATTTCTCGTTCGTCATGGCAAGAAATTGAGCAGGATGCTTGCTTACATGATCTGTCGCGGCTATTTCTCGCGTAGATGTGGTGTGTGGCTTGTGGCTTGGTTCATACGCAATTTTATGTCGCACACCTATCAGGTAGAGGTGATGAAGAAATTCATATCCCTCATGGGTACGGACCCTTTTATACCTATTATCAGATCAGCCGAGATAGTGAATCCGATGCGGCTGAGACTGAGCCAAAGCACGGAGGGGAGTTAAAGCACCACTGGGAAGGTTCTCATAGCCCTTTCGGATTTGTGTGGCAGATTGCGAGCGCCACGGGATGGAGCGTGGACTATATCCTGAACGGCGTGAATTATCAAACCTTAATCATGATGCTGAGTGACGCTCCTCGCTATGTAGAGCGCGGGCGTAAAGACAATCAAACGGCAGCAGAAGAGGCCAACGCTATTGTGGGCTTTTTTCAGAGTAAATTAGAAGACTGATGGCAGACGTACAACCGGTAAAAATAGAACTCTTGTTGGTGGACAGACTTTCGTCGACGATGGATAAGAGTCAGGGTAAGGTGAAGGCCTTTCACGAGCAGGTATCAAAGGCGAATAAGGAGCTGGCGGCGACCGACCAACTATCGGACCGCCTGCGTCGTTCTGTCGGCCAATTGGCGGCTGCCTTCACGATTAAGGGGCTCGTATCAGAAGTGGCCAAGGTTCGGGGCCAATTTCAACAATTGGAAATGGCCTTTACCACGATGCTTCAGAGCGGTGAAAAGGCCAATGCTCTGATGCAGCAGCTGGTAAGCACGGCTGCCACCACGCCTTTCAGTTTGGAAGATGTTGCGCAAGGTGCAAAGCAGCTGCTTGCTTATGGTTTTGAAGCCGACCGTGTGAACGATACGCTGATACGTCTTGGCGATATTGCGGCGGGTCTAAGCGTTCCGCTCAACGATCTCGTCTATCTGTATGGTACGACGCTTACCCAAGGCCGTTTATATACGCTGGATTTGAACCAGTTTACGAACCGCGGTATTCCTCTGATCAGTGAGCTGGCGAAGCAATTCGGTGTGGCTGAGAGTAAGGTGCGTGAATTGGTGGAAGCGGGCAAGGTAGGCTTTCCGGAAGTGGAGAAAGTCATCGAGGGTCTGACCAACGAGGGCGGAAAATTCGGCGGATTGATGGCAGCGCAATCAAAGACCATTACGGGTCAAATCTCCAATATAGAAGATTCGATATCGATGATGTTCAATGACCTCGGTAAACAGAGCGAGGGGGTGATCAACACCACGTTGTCCGGCATATCCTACGTGATCGCGCATTATGAGCAGTTTGGTCGCATCTTGTTAGGCTTGGTAGCGACCTATGGCACCTATCGGACGGCGATCATGCTTGCCGCCGCCGCTAAAGGCTGGGCTACAGCTGCTGAAGCTCTCCATTATAATTGGTTGTTATTGACTACACGCGCGCAGCAAATGCTGAACACCACGATGCTTGCGAATCCTTATGTATTGGTGGCCACCTTGATCGCCGGCGTAGTAGCGGCTATGATCAGCATGAAAACCGAAGCCGAGCTCTTGAAAGAAGCCGATGAAGCCTATGAGGAAGAGAAGCAGAAAGTCATAGCCGCTGAGGAAGAACACAAACGCCGCCTTGAGGAACTCTGCCAGATAGCGGGTGATGAAGCCTTGTCGACGGATACACGGCGCGAGGCTCTGAATAAACTTGAGCAGAAGTATCCGAGCATTTTTGCGAAGTATGATACAGAATATGCGAAGCTGAAGAACATCAAGAAAATCAAGGAAGAGATTGCCGCTCTCGATGGTCAGCAATCGATCACCAACCCCAAGAATGAGCTCAAGCGCGTCGGCGAGAGAATAGCCGCCCTTGAAAAGCAAAAGCGCACGGAGCGCTGGGAAAGAACCGACAACTTCGGCGGCATGACCAAGTTCGGCGGCTTGAACTCAAGCGAGGAAGCCGAACTCAAGAACTTATATGCCAAGAGAAACACGCTGAACGGTCAGATTCAGAAGCAGCAAGCCAATGCTTATTTTGAGCAGCTTACCGGCATCAGCAACGACGGTCTGAAAAAGGAAATAAAACTGCGTGAAGACTTGCTTGCCTTGATGCGCGTGCAGGAGAAAAAGTATGGAAGAATCACCCAAGGTCAAAGCAAGGTTAGCGGTACCTTTTCCAAAGATGAGTTGCAGTATCAGCTGAACAAGCTGCGGGCAGAGCAGGGTGAGCGCAATGCTCCCCGCCATTCGGGCAGCGGCTGGGCGGGAAAAGTCAAGCAGGCCTACGAAAAATCCCTGAAGGCCTACAATGACCTTATAAATGATAAGACCCTGAAACTGAGCGAAGCTGAATTTGAGAAACGCCGTAAGGCCTTGAAAGACGATCTTGATGAAAAGAAAAAAGCTTACGAAAAGGTGAAAGCCGCGAATAATAGCGATGCGGATAAAGCCGGCAAGCAGCAGCGGAAAGCGCAAGCTGAAGCCGAGCGTCGGCTCCAATTGAAGGAGAAACTGGGTCAGGAGTTGGCCGAATTGCAGCGCTCTAATGATGCCGCCGAGGTTGAGACCATGCGGGAAGGCTTAGCGAAGAAGCTACGCGAGATCGATAATGAATATCAGGCCAAGAAGAACGCCATCGCCAAACAAGAGAGCAACTGGAAGCGGGATAATAAAAAAGCCGGAATGGCGACCGGCGCAAATGGTCTGACGGCTGACCAGAGCGAAGCTTTGGAAACCGCGGTCAAGCAAGCCGAGGCCAACCGGAAGAAAGCAACAGCCACGGCCCATCGCGAAGCTCAAAAGGAGGAGACTTCTGCTATGGTCGAGTATCTAAAGACATACGGCTCTTTCCAACAACGTAAGCTCGCCATTGCCGAGGATTATGCTCAACAGATCGCGGCCGTTGAAGCTTCATCGGCAAGCGCGGCTGCGAAAGCTTGGCAGAAGCGGCAGCTTCAAAAGGCAGAGCAGCAGGCCGCCGCCAACCTATCGTTTGAGAATATCTCCAAAGGAATCGACTGGCATGCGCTATTCAGCGGCATTGGTAACCTGAGCAAGGAGATTATGGGGCCGATGCTGGAACAGCTGCGCGCTTATGTGGAAACGGATGACTATAAACACGCGACGGCGGAAACCCAACAGCAGGTGACCGCCTTGTTGCAGGAGCTTCGCAAGTTTGTCGGCACGGACCAGGATATGACCTGGGAGCGGCTTGACGAAGCCATACAACAGTTTGCTAAGAGCGTGGCCGTCTACGACCAGTCCGTAAAAGATGAAGAAGCCGCCGTAGCCGCTCGCGCGATGGGTAAGCAGCAGTTTGCGGAAGGTATTATCACGGAAGCAGACTATAAGGAACTTGAGCGCAAGGCTCAGGAACTTGGTGATGCCACCGTAGCAGCCCGCGTAAATATGCAAGCTTTCGGCGAAGCCTTGAATCGGACTTCAGATGAAGTGGCTCACTTCACCAGCGGGTTGAGCACCGCCTTGAACAATGCTAAAGGCTGGACGGATATATCCGGTTTTTCCGGGGTCCAAGGGTCGGTGGCATCGATCGATGCCTTGAAGGGGACTTTGGATTCGCTCCTTCCCCGATTGAGCGATGGTTTGGGTAAGCAGATCGGCAGTGCGCTCTCTTCCGGTATTGGCGGTACGCTGTCATCCATCGGCAAGGATCTCTCGGGTGTATTGTCGAGCGGCTTGGGCAGCATGATCGGCATCGTGGCGCAGATCCCGCAACTAATGCTCGATTTGGCCAATAGCATCAAGAGTTTTGCGATGGGCGTGCTCAACGCTATGACCGAATTCGTCTCCCTGCGCTGGATAGACGACTTGGTGGTGAGCATATTGGACGCTGTCGGCCACTTGATCGATGCGCTATTCGATTTGCCGGAGAACTTGTTCAAGGTTTTGGAAAACATCCTCGTAAACGGTGTGGGCGGTTTGATCGATGGTGTGTTGGGTCGTATTGGAAATATTCTCTCCTTCGGTCTGCTGAGTTCGCAGGGTCCGAGCGCCTGGTTCAAGAACGGCAACGAAGCCGCGGTGGCAGCTTCGATTGATCAATTGACCAAGCGGAATGAGCTCCTGGCTCAGGCTATCGATGCGCTGACAGACGAGATGAAGACTGCTCGCGGCACGACGGCCATTCGCTTGTCGAACGACGCTGAACAATTGCAGCGCGAGACGATCGAGAACTATAAGGGTATGGCTAAGGCGCAGGCCTCGTATCACTCTTCACATCATAGCTTCAACTATTATTGGCAGGGTTACAATCAGGAGCAGATCAATCGATTGAGTAAGCAGATCGGTCGCAAATGGGATGGGAATATTTGGAATCTGAGTCCGGAAGAAATGAAGATGCTGCGGGCGAACGTTGATATGTGGGAGCAGCTTCAGCGAACGGGTAAGGGCGGCTATGGTGATCGCGTTGCTGAAAAGCTGAACGCCTATATCGAGCAGGCCGGCAAGTTGGAAGAGATTACGAATGCTCTCTATGAGAATCTGACCACCACGACTAAGGATAATGTGTTCAGCGACTTCCTCAATTCGCTCTATGCTCTGGCCGGTGGTTCTGAAAAGGTATTTGACGAGATTGCAGATAACTGGCAGGAGATGGTCAACAAAATGGCTGTGAACAATCTGGTTGGTGCAAAGTTTCAGAAAAATCTGGAAGCTTGGTATGAGCAGCTTGCGAAACTGAACAAGGCCCGCACAAATGGTGAGCTTACGGATGCTGAATACAGGGCTCGACTGGATGCGCTGAAAAAGCAGTATGAGGATTACGTGAACAGTGCGAAGAACGACATCGAGCAGCTGCGGAACGAGGGCATCATCAAGGAAACAGATAAAGCCGGCGGCACGGCACAATCCGGCAAGAGTGGTGCCTTTACGACCATGAGTCAGGATCAAGCCACGAAACTTGAGGGACTGTTTGTGAGCGGACAAATGCACTGGGCGAGCATCGATGATCGCGTGGAAGATGTGGCCGTGAGGATGAGTGCCGCGCAGGAACATCTCCGCAGAATTGAGATCAATACGGGCAGCAGCGCGGAATCATTGCAGGAGATTAAGACCGGCATGAAGCAGCTTATTCGTGATGGCTTAAAAGTAAAATGATATGGATAAGATCTTAGAAGGTCAGGTGCTGATTAACGGTATCGACATATGGAAGACGTATGGTGTGTTTCTCACGGAAGAGAAGCAAGGCGGGCGAGAGAATCTGAACGCCATCCTCACGCCGAGCAAAACAAAAGATCACATCGGTGTGGATTTTCGCGAGGCGCATGGTAAGAAATACTCCAATGCGCTGCTTCCGGCGAACGAAGAGCGCGACGTGACACTTCACTTTGCACAATACGCAAAGACGAAAGATGCCTGGCTGGCCAACTATCTTGCTTTTATTCGCTTTTTGAAAGCGGGCGAGCAAGGTTGGTTGCGCATCAACTTCCCAAGCTTGGGGTTGACGCTACGCGCCTTCTACGTGGAGAGCAGTTCGTATCGCGCCCTGACCTATCTATGGAAAGAGGGTGTACAGGCGAGCCGTTATAAGGTGAAATTTCGTGAGCCTGATCCTATTGTTTAACGACCTTATAATTTGATTTGAATATGCTTCTAAGGCTGTTTGACTACTCCGGTAATGTGAAGGCGCAGATCGCTCCTGACGATAGTAGTACGCAGGTGAAGGAAATACAAGGCGACAACCTATTGAACCTTTCCTTCACGCTGTACAACTGTATTCAGATTGATGTAAATGACTACGTAGACTTTTTCGGTGAGCGCTATTGGGCCGTGGAGCAGTATGCACCGGCGGAGAAGAGCAGCGTCGAGTGGTCGTACAACTTCAGATTGTATGGCATCGAGAGTTTGATCAAACGCTTTCTTGTCCTGAACAACGTTGATGGCGGGAATGAGGCGGTCTTTTCACTGACGGCTCGGCCGATCGACCACGTGCGACTGATCGTAAAGAACATCAATGAAGGCTTAGACGGGCTGAACAACTTCAAGGTCGGCATCGTGGAAGGCTCGGACAACGTGACCATTGATTATACGGGTAAGTACTGTGATGACGGGCTGAAGGCTTTGGCTGAAGCTGTAGGTACGGAATGGTGGATAGAAGGCACGACTGTAAACTTGTGTCGCTGCGAGCACGGCGAGGTTATGGTGCTGGGTTATCGTCACGGACTGACCTCGCTCGATCGCGATAAGGCAGACAATGCAAAAGTGTATACGCGCTTGTTCCCTATCGGCAGTAGCAGGAATATCGATGCGACGAAATATGGGCACAGCCGGCTGATGCTTCCGGGTGGTGCGAAATATGTAGACGTGAACGTAGAAAAGTATGGCATTATTCATCACTACGAGCAGCAAGCCTTTTCTCATATTTACCCCCGCAGGACGGGCATCGTGAGCAGCGTACGCTCGAAGCAGGTTAAGGATAAGGAGGGTAAGCCGTTTACAATTTATTACTTTAAGGATCAGGATCTGAACTTTGACCCTAATAAGTATGAGATCGGCGGATTGGTGAAGCGAGTATCTTTCCAAGAAGGTAGCGAACTGGCGGGGCTGGGTACGTCGGAAAATCACTATTTTGAGGTGAACTATGACAGCAAGGCACAGGAGTTTGAGATCATCACGATTTGGCCTTATGATGACGAGACGCAGCTGCCCGGTGGCACGCTTGTGCCAAAAGTCGGCGATAAGTATATCCTGTGGAATATTCGTATGCCGGACGAATACTACGGACTTGCTGAGCAAGAGCTACGCGATGCGGTTGATGCGTACAACAAGAAGCACGCTTTGGACGTGAGCCGGTATAAGGCGCCGACCGATCATGTATGGATCGAAGAAACCGGGACGGAACTCTTCATCGGGCAACGCATACGGCTGGAGAGCCGGGACTATTTTCCCGATCAAGGCTACCGGTCGAGCCGCATTACGAAGATCAGCCGTCAGGTCAATTTGCCCGGTCGGATGGATTTGGAAATCAGCGATGCGCTTTCGACCGGTGCGATGGAGAAGATGGGTGATGCGATTAACGATGTGCGGAACTATGCGGGAGCACTCGTTGGTGCGATTAATGTGCCGGACGTGATTCGCAGTGGAGACACGACGAAACCAACGGACAGCAATATCTACAGCGCGCGGCGGTCGCATAAGGAGTTTTTGAGCAAGAAGGCGGCGGACACGGCGCAAAAGTTGATCACCTTTCTTGAGGGAATCTCTTTCAAAAACGGTGCGGGCATAGACGGGCTTGGCAACGCCATCTTGAAATCCATTCAGACGCTCGGTTTTGAAAGGACTATCAACGGCTTTGGTGTGTGGCTCGACGAAAACGGGCGGGCACACGGCCAAATAGACTATTTGGAAGTGATCGGTAAGGCGATCTTCCGTTCGTTGCAAATCGACGAATACAAACACATTGGCGGCAATATCGTACTGTCAGGCGCAAATGCCGTGATAGAAAAGGTTGTGACGGTTGCGGGCGGTTGGAAATGCTACCTGCACACGGACGATGGCGATAAGGCTATCACCAACGACTGGGTGGCGGGCGACCAAGCACTGTGCCAGACATTCAACATTAGGGCCGGGGTTTACGAGAACGTGAGTAATAACTATTACTGGCGCTGCGTAGCGGAGGTTGGGCAGAAGACGGCAAGCGAAGAAGCGTTTATCATTATTTCGGATGATGACAACTATCGTGATAAAAACGTGAAGAACGATATTCCGAAGGCCGGCGACAATGTGGTGCTGTGCGGCCACAATACGCTTTGGGATATTGCGCACGGCATAGATCCGACACTGCACCGTAACCGTATGAATGTTACGATGATTACCACCTCTAAGGAAGAGGGTGGCACTATCGAAGTGTATCGCAACATTCACGATTTTTCGCTTAATAAAGGCAACGCCATATTCCACCTATCGAGCGATAAGATTTATATGAACAGCCAACGCTTCGAGTGGATAAGTGCTGATGGCGAGCGTATTCCTAACGTGCTGTTTCGCGGAGATTGGGTGCCGGGCACTATAGCCGCTAAGTATGAAGCGTGGTATTATGGCGGCGGTACGTGGCTATCGCTTGCTGACGGCAACACTGACGAACCTACCGAGCAATCTCTCCATTGGAAGAAGTATGCTGCTAAAGGCGAAGATGGCGGAACAGGCCTGCGCATCGAGGGCTTTTCTTCGGCAGGAAGTGCAGCTTACACTGAAGGGCAGACCGGTTGGAAAGCCACCTTTGAAGTTCACGTATGGGAGAACGACATCGAGATAACAAGCAAACTGCCATCTACGCGCTTCGTATGGGAGCGGCTGAGCGAATACGAAGCAGGCGATGCTGCGTGGAAAGAGAGGCATAGCAACGATGGCAACAGCATTAACGTAACGTATGACGACTTGATTGGCGATACATCTTTTATGTGTAAGTTTCTCAGCCCCTCGGGTCATAAAGTATTAACAAATATAACTTTCTAATCATAAAGACAATGGCAGAAATATTAGCTCAAAAGACATTTACAGTAAAGAAATTGGTAAATGGAAAGACGCTGACTTTCGTCCTCAAAACGGATAAGGCGCTCACACAGATTTTTTCACGTGACAGCAAAACATTTGCGCCTGACTATGTAGCATCGGCACTTACCTTGACACCAATGCTATTGGTAAGCGGGAAAAACGGAGACCAGTCAGCGCACCTTAGCAATTTGAATTGGCGGGTACTTAAACAAGACGGTTCTGCTGCGACACAGGCGCTGGCAGCGGGGGGCGGTCTTGCAAAAACGTTGGCGGCTAACCTAACCGACTGCACGGGTTTGAAAATTACATGTGAGGCGACCTACACCGATCCTGTTTCAAGGGCAGAGGCAAAAGTGGTGGCATCGGTAGAAATAACAAAGATGGAGAATGCCGGCGCAAATATCCTTGCCAACCTTTACATGCCAGATGGTGACACTTTCGACAATGCAGGCAAGGCGCTGAAGATACATTGCGACCTTATGCGTGGCGGCGATATTGACACCTCTAACGTTACTTACACTTGGTTTCAACTGCGTAACGGTGTATGGACAAAGCTCGAAACAGGCAATGCCAATGGCATCAGCGGCTTTACGAGTAATGAGATAACCGTACCTGCCTCCGCTGTTGTCAATGTAGGGATCTTCAAGTGTGTCATTAAAGACACCGATACTGCCAGCGCAACAGCCAACAAGGAAGTTTTCGCCATTGGTACGCTTTACGATGGTTCTGATCCTTATGAAATCGATGTCTTCCAGCCCAATGGTGATAATGTTGCGGAAGGAGGCACCTTGCTTCATTGGTTCAGGATACGTCAGGGGGCTACCTATATCACTGACAGCGTTATTTTAGGTGCGCATAATATGCGCGTCTGGCGTTTCGCTGCCAACAACACCATTGATACTACGTGGGGTACAAGCGGGTATAAGACTTGCACGAAAGATGCCCCCAACGCTCGCTATACACTTGATATAGCCTATTCGGACTTGTTGAGTGCCAGTCAGGCGTTTTGTGTGGAATTGTATTAAGAAAATAAACAGGTGAGGGAAAGACTTGTCTGCCCTTACCTCATAAATTGGATTGATAATGTCAGAGATAGTAGCACAACGGACATTTACAGTACGTCGAGCGCCAAAAGATGGCAGGCCCGGCGATAAGGGTGAAGATGCCCTCACGCTTGTTGTAACGCCCAATACTTTTGTTTTTCAGACGAACGACAAAGGCATTATTGAAAATCTTGCGCAAAATGCAGGTACGGTAAAAATGTATCTTGGAAAGACGGAGGTACCCATCGACAACGCCGGCGTAAAACCTTACAACTGTGATGCCGTCGTAAACAAGCAGCAGCTCGCAGGTCAAGGCGGACCGGCTCAGTATCTTCTTACGTTTAGGAACGTGGCGCAAGGACAATGGAGCGGGAAAGTGGAGGTTACAGCCACCTACAAGGGGCAGACACGCACCGCCATTGCCGAATTCGTCGTGAGTGCACAGAGATGGAACGAGACGCAGTTCTCGGCAAACGATCAGCAATTTAAGAGCCTGATTGCGCAAAATAAAGCAGACAAGCAGGGCCTCGAAAAGCGTATGTCTGTCATAGAGCAAGATGCAGAGAAGATTCGTTTAGAAGTGAGCAAACAGACTTTTGGGGGCGTGAATTTGCTCAAGGGGGCAAGCCTGCGGCGTGATGAGGTCTCGTTGATCGCCGGCAAAAGTCATAGGATTTGCATGCACGAGACAGCGAAGATACGCAGAGACTCGCTGGGCCATAACCGACAGCCTTATCTTGAAATCAACGTGAGCGGCAAGCTTCAGGATTTGTACTCTTCAGGTCGCTTTTGGGTCTACCTGGAAAAGGGAAAGACGTATGTCTTCTCTATGTATTACAAGATCTTCGGCTATGGGACCTCCAATGTCTCTATCGACGTAGCTCAATGTAATGACTATACGGGGGCGCCGCAGAAGTGGATCGCGGGAGAAGGTGGAGATACTTTTGTGAAGGATTATGCGTGGCGTAAATATACGCGGCGGTATGCGATCGACTCAACGGGATATTATTTCTTCGCTCCGGTTCTGCAACGCAATGGGCGGGTGCAGTTTTCGGAAATACAGCTTGAGGAAGGTACGAATGCTACAGGGTGGCAGGATCCGGACATCGTAGACAGCGTAGAACGCACCGGCATTGATTTGGTCAATGGGACCGTATCGGTCGAAGCGGCTAATTTTGAAATTAAGCACAATGGCGAGAAACCTTTCGTCGTGAGCAAAGGGAGAGCTTTGCTTGGTGGTTGGGTGTTTGATAAAGGGAAACTATTCTCACAATGCGGGGATATTGATGGAAATCCGAGTAGAGATTATGCAAATCCTCGATTTAATCCTGATATAGTCCTTGATCCGACAAATGGTTATATGTCGGGCGTTGGTTCATTCCGGAAGAAGATGTTGGTGGTGACGCCTCAAAATATCTCTCAATATGCGGAGCGGGAGGAGTTTGGTGGTCCTCGTTATATTTTCCAAGCAGGCAAGATAAGCGCCTTCGCTATGTTTAAGGGAAATTTTGATAGGGAGATCTTTATTACGCTGCCTGATGGTTATGGAGCAGCGAACATTGACGTCGCTCGGTCGCTAACAGGAGAGGTGATCGCCATATATAATCAATCATCTCGATTTATAGCTATTTATGGTGCAGGAACTTCCACTACGATCAATCCGGGCGAATTTGCTGCGCAGGAGGTAAAGTTATCCGTTAATCCCCAAACAGGTAAAGAGAGTTTCTTCAATACCGGGTGGATAAAGGGAAAAATGCTTGTTTAACTTCATAAAAAACGAACGAATATGGAACTAAAAGTAATGCAAAAGAGAGTTGAAGCTGAAGTGAATGGTACGATCGTTATAGGTGGCTTCATTCACGTAGTTGCTTATAAGGCTGACGTTAGTAATCCTAAGAATGCCAAGGTGTTGTTTTTTCACGACCACGTGTCAAAATGCAGCCATGATGATGTTGCCGATGAGAGCTGTTCTGCAGATTATGGGCACAACGGCCAAACATTTACAGACGGACACTGGAATTCTATCCCGGATATTGACGCGCTTTCTGTCGCATATAAAGGTGTAATAGAAATCTTCGATGCTATCGAAAAAGGAGAGATGCGATTTAAGTAAAGCATCCAAATCTTTCTCATCTTACTTCAATAGTGGATAAGATGGGATATTTTGGGGAGAGGAAATAAAAGCCCTCGCCCTGTAAATAGATTCCGACATCATATTTACAATGTACCGCCAAGCACACGGGCGAGGGTTGTTCCTCCTCCGTGCTTGGCGGTATATTAATATATATGATGTCGGTTTGCAAAGATAAGAAAAATCAAACATTCAAAGAAATGATAGTCCAATGAAGACTCCAATCACCTATTATGGGGGAAAACAAACCCTACTTAAATACATTATACCTCTTATCCCTGAACATAAGATTTATACAGAATCGTTCTGTGGAGGAGCATCCGTATTCTTTGCGAAAAAGCCTGCAGAAGCAGAAGTGATCAACGATATCAATCAAGATCTTGTCAATTTCTACAATACGCTTCAGTGCGACTATGCGACTCTAAAAGCCAAGATTGATGCAACTCTTCATTCACGTGATATGCATACGCATGCAGCTCATATCCTATCGTATCCGGCATTCTTTACTCACGTCGATCGCGCGTGGGCTGTCTGGGCTTTGAGCAAGATGTCCTTTGCTTCAATGCTTAACGGCGCATTTGGCTACGATTTCTCTGGAAGTATGCCTAAGAAGATTGGGAATGCAAAAGATGAATTTACAGATTATCTGGCATGCCGTTTAGAGACCGTAACTATTGAAAGTCGCAATGCTTTCGATGTTATAGAAACTTATGATACGCCATCTGCTTTTCATTTTGTCGACCCACCATATGTAAATAGTGATTGCGGACATTATGAGGGGTTCTTTAATGAAGATGATCTTGTGCGACTTTTGAAGCTACTCAGTGACATTGAAGGGAAGTTTATGCTTACGATGTTCCCACATGATAGCATTTCTCAATTCGCAACTGATCATGATTGGACTATTCATAAAGTCGAACGTACGATCTCTGCTTCGAAGACTACGAGGCGAAAACAAGAGGAATGGATTATATGTAACTATCGAAAAGCAGAGGGTGTTCAATCGCTTTTCGATTAG